ATAAATGTCCAATCTCTAAATTATTTAAACTAGAAAGTGCTTCATCATATTGTTGTTTATAAAGATTCCATTCTTGTTCATTTGTAGCATTATTCATGGCTTCTTGTGCTTGTAGAAGATTGTTTTTCATTTCATTCGTCGCTGCTTCTGCACCACTAACACCACCATACGTTCCTTCTTCACGCATAGTCATAAAGTTACTTAAAGGGTCTTTCTTGTCTCCTCTTACAGTTCTTATGTAGTAAGCTGAATGTCTTGCATGTATGCCTGACGCAGAATCTACTAACTGGGAAACTGTTCCTGAAGGTTTAACGCAAGTAATAGAAGTTGATTGAGGTATACCTAATCTGTCTGATAATCCTAGGTTGGTATCTACAGCCACTTGTCGTAACCTCTGCAGGTCATCTGCTTTTCCTAGCTTAGGATTATCTAGTATACCTGTAAGAGATACACCTAACAATCTTTCTTCTTCTGTATTGTTTTGCCAAATCTTGCGTAAGTATTTAAAGTTCGTCAAGGTAGATTGAAATGTACCTAGTATGGTAGCATCTGATACCTTACCTTCTAGTGTCTTAACAGTGTCCGTCTCTCTGACTACTACTTCTGTTAAGTTACAAAATTGGTATGGGCGTAATATTATTTCACTACATGGGTTAGTTCCGAAATCATATTTCGTCTTTCTCCTACCATTTTTTTCTGCCTGTCTAACAGAAGCATCTCGACTAAATATCCCTCTTTCTCCTGACTTGGAGTTGTAAAGATTTAACCACTCTTTCATAAAAATACCTATAGGTGGTGTATTTTTGTAACACACAGAGTTGTTTGCTAATGCTCTCTGCCCTTCGTCATTCCACCACTCACCAGACTTGGCTAAAGCCATCTCTTGGTCGTCAAGGTCAGATAAGCTTATTAGAGCCGATCTTCTGACTCCCCCTACCACTACCACTGATCCTATCTTGCACATGATGTCATGGCACTCTATGGGCTTTAAACGCCTACCTGCTGATTTTTTAAAAATTTCTACTGTAAACTTAAACAAATCGTCAAGTGGGTCTGGACCTGATGATCTACCACCAAATGTTTTCAACCTAGCACCTGCAGGGCGTAAGCGAGACAAATCCCATTGAGGTATCTGTCCAGTGTATAATAATGATATAAGTTCTTTGTAGCCTCTAGCCCAACCCTCTTTAGAGTCAGACACTATCACTTTAGTTTCTGAAGGGCTAAGTGTTTCTGCTACCTTGGGAAGATTGTCAGTGTATTTCTTTTCTACAGAAAAACCTACACCAGTTCCACACATCAAAATGTAAAGACACTCGTCAAACGATCTTTGACTGTCGACTGGTAGGTAGGAACAGTTGTAACCTGCTACATTGCATCTGTCTAATGCAAGTCCTGCTGTCATCAGTGCTCTCATAGAAGGCATAATCTCAAGATTGATAACCCTATCTTCTAATCTGTTCTTCAGGTCAGTTGTAATTTGATAACCATGTTGGTCTCTCAGATGTTCTTCTAGGTAGTCAAAGTATCTTGTAACTGTCTCTGTCCAAGTTTCTCTTCTTCCGTCTTCTTCTCGCCACCTAGCATAACGAGACTTGTGAATAAAATTTTGATAATCTGTTGGTAATTGATTTTGCATGCTACACCCATATAATTTCCTTAACAGGCACCGAGATGTAATCCTCATGTAATCTGGATAACCTATTGAATTTATTAACTACTCTTTCTTTCTTAACAGAGTCTTTTGTCATTATACCAGCTTGCGTTCTGTCAGTGTTAAACACGACAAAGAAAACTTCACCATCAACTTTTGTGTATCTAAATTTTCTCCTAGGAATATGCATGTCACCCCATTGAAATTTACCAGAACCCCATCCATGTTTTGTCTCTACCTCAACACTGAGGTTGTGCTTCTCACAGATAAGATCAATACCATATGCCTTTGGATTATCTTCTAAGACAGGCTCTTCATCTAGTCCTAATATCTCTTTCAATTTTGGTGGTAATAATTTTTTTGCTGACTCTCTTGTTTGAGGATCATTTGCATTAAACAGTTCTCTATCAAATTTTTTTGTAGGTGCTATATGTGGCTTCGCTTGACTTGTCATTGTATCTCCATAATTTTGTTAAGTTCCATATTTTTAATATCCTTTTCCAAAAAAGTCAAAGAAGCTGGCACCACTAACCTAATGTGTTTAGTTAGTTCAACAGCTTTTTTTGAAGCATCTCTGTCCAATGCTATTATTATTTTACTGTAATTCTTGAGGGTTGTCAAGTAGTCATTTGGAAGATTTGTTCCCATCAGTGCAATCCCAGTGTGGACTTGAGAAACAGCACATGCAGAAAAACAATCTTCAACCAAGACAGCCTTGTCACTGTCAGTTTGTGCATCGCAAACGAATGGGTGTCTGCTCCTGGCGTAACGAAACCACTTAGGTCTTTTGTCAGCGTCAGATAATTTCCTACCCACAGCGTCAACGACCTTGTCATCCTTTTTCACCATGAAGACTACCCTGTCTTGCCTAACATCATACTGAATGTCAGCAATACCTTTTCGATAAGCTTCATAACTGTTCCGCTTGACCACCATGTCGAGTGCCTTGCAGTTTCTACTTAGGGGCACAAAACTGCGTGAGTCAAGGGGAACAGGTTTGTCAGCAACTATTTTAGGTTTGCTGAATGTCAGCTCTTTCCTGTCAGACACTTTTCCTCTTACATCACATGATGCAGAGAAGCAGTGATACAGAATAGTTCCGTTGTCATTTTTGATAGAGAGAGTTTTTTTATGATCGCAGAAAGGACAATCATATCTCAGTGCTACACCTTCTTGACTGGGTGGTGGGGCTAACTGTAGTATGACATCAGTAATCATTTTCTAACTCCGAAGTTATCTGCAATCGAATCTTCATTCGCTTGTTTGCCCTAGTATGGACTAACTGAATGTCAGTGTCAACCCATAAACAATAAATTGCAAATGTCAGATTAAGCAGAAGAACTTTTCATTTACTTTTGTCAGCCATTTTGTCACCTTTTGTCAGTAAGCATTTTTGTCAGCCCAGTAGTTGAGATACGACTGTCAAAACTGTCACTTGAATTGTCACTATTAACATAACTAATTTTGTAAAATTTATTTTCATATTCCCTCCTAAAAAAAATAAATAAATATATTTGACATATAAAAACATATCTATATAATAAGCTTTAGCTTTTAAATAAACATAATAATATTAGGGAGTATTATATATTTTAATTCATATACTGTTATAGTCAAATAAAAAAACTTAAAAAAAGATTTGACATTAACAAATGGCTAATTTAAAAGGATAAACATGATTACTTTTTTAAAAACAATTTTAGGTATAAATAAACTAACAAAAGATATTAAATCTTGTTCAGAAGAATTATCTAAGTTATATTTAAAAATGAATATAGATTATGCAGAGACGAATACAAAATTAGAAAAGATAAAAATGATTTTAGAAACAAAGTATAAAGAAGAGGAGAAAAGAGATTGAGTTTCTTAGCTAGTAAAGTGTGGTTTTTTATAGGTAGGTTTTTTTATTTTTCCCTACCTTATTTTCCTTCCCCACACGAACTGGCAAAGAGAGTGATGTAGGTTGGGAAAGGCAGTGAAAGTCTGCGGATAGAATCCTTAAAGCAGGGAGAAACCCCATTAAAATATTCCCAAAGAGATATCCTATCAATGCCTACATCACAGATATACGAAAGTGAATGGTCGGACAGAAACTATGCTTGTAGTAGCTAAAACTGAAGCGTAAGGTAAAGTTGCAATACCCAGTAGCTTTCGGACAGAGAGAGAGTTAGCTATGATCACTGACTCTCTCTTGCAACATAGGAGATGAAATGAAAACAGAACAAGAGATAAGAAATACTTTATCTAGCGTCATAAAGTCTTTAAAAAAAGACATAGGAAAAATGGCATTTGAAGATATTTATCATGAATTAGGTTACATAAGGGCTTTATACTTTACTTTAGGTGTGGAGCGTGGTAATGGTTTAGAACTTATAGAACATATTGTGGAGCAAGAGATATGAAATACGAACATCATCCCCTAGATTTAGAGGGTAGGAAAACAATAGAGAAAAGAGCAAACATACTGGGAGAGTTTAGAACTGCTCCTGAGATGTTAGAATTTATCAGAGAAGTTTACGACATAGCATTTGGCGATGACGCATACAACAGAGGATTTTATAAAGATGATGTTCTTGGTAGGTTGCGAAATTATTCTGATGAATCCTACCTATCAGAACAGTATCGAGATAAGAAACATGAGGGGAAAGGATTTAGAGAATGGCTAAAACAAAAATTATAGGTAGGAAAAAAGAGATCAAGCCCACAAAGAAATGGGAAAATGCTGTTTTCGTTATGTTGGAGAATTACAATGGTAGAAAGAAATTACAAAACAAAAGCTAGGTGGAAATACGAACTACAAATGCAAGATAGGAAAGATAGGGAAGCAAGACCTATTACACTTCCTAGATACAAATTTATGGAGAAGAAGGACAGTGGCTAAAAAACAGATAGAGGGCAAACCTAGAAAGAGTAAATTCAAGAGTATGTCACACACTGGAGGAAACAGCAGACCTCTAAAAGATAAGGTAGAAAGAAAAAATGGTCAGTGGGTTTTAAAAAAACAGGAGACACAAGATGAAAATAGATAATGAAACAGAAAATGCTTTAATTGATCTTTTAGATACTGTCAGGGATAAAGTCATAGAGCAAAATGGTCAGGTGTTGGAGTGGTATGTCCATGACGATACAGACGCAGAACAAGTTGTCATCGGCTTTTATGTTCACAAGGAGGGAGAAGAGCCACCTAAGAAACATCTACATAAGTGGTTAGATGATAATTATGGATTTAAAGGGAAACTACCATAATGGAAATCTTTATAATGATAATGAGAATTTTTTTTATAATAGGTGTTGCAATTATCTATTCCATATGGTATTTAGTAAATCAATATTTTTAGGAGATGAAAATGCAAGAT